AGTTAGTACCTGTAGCTTGTGTTAAAATGGCAAGCTTACCGGCTTCCTCTGCAGATAATCCTAATGTGTTCTTAAACTCAGCAGCAGCTGCTAATATTCCGGGGGAGAAGACATTGTTAGCATTAAATCCTATCTGCTTTGTAAGTCCGCTTACTATCTCTAAAACATCTGCCGTAGAAGCTATCCTTGATTGCATTGTAGCCATCCCTGTAGCAGTCTGGCCAGTTAACCTAGATACCTCAACAGAAGCTGTCTGTACTTTATTAAATGCTTTTCCAAAGGCTTTGATAGCTACAGCTCCAAATGCTAACGGATCGTTTAAACCCTCATGTAGCGCTTTTCTTATACCAGGTCCTGTAGCTTGTATAACTCTAAGTTTTTGCTCATAAGAGGCAGTATTTTTTCCTGCCGCTTTCATTTCATCTCCTATTTTCCTAGCTTCTTCTTTAGCATCTTTTAACGCATCTACAAATCCACTCTTAAAAGTAGATAAATTAATACCAAGTCCGCCGAAAGCTCTAACTCCTACTCTTTCTAGGTTATCGAGAAGTGCTCCAGACAGGCCTAGGGCACTGTTCATCCTTTCGTAGGCCTTTATCTGTTCATCTGTCTCTGTAATAGTTTGCCTTATGAGATCAAATTCAGCTCTCTTAGCTAATAAAAGCTCTTTCTCCTGTTCATTTAATTCAGTATGTTCCCTGATTCGTTCTTCATCCGCACCAACTAAACCGTAACTCTGTTCTAACTGCTCAGCTAAGGTATTAAGTTGTGTGAGATTAGATTGTAAGAGCTCTTTCTTTCTTTTTAGCTGATTATCGTTGAGTTCTGTTATACCTTTTTCGCTATCTCTAAGATCTCTAACAGTTTTAAGTGTATTACGTAGTACACCGAAGCTATCTTTAACTATTGTTCTTCTTTTAGCTTCCTCACTGATTCCAGACCTGACTACATCTGCCGAACTTTTGATGGCATTATATAGCTCGGTAAAGGTAGCTTCCGTATCGTATAAAACATCTCTATACCCTTCCGTTGCTCTATTCAGGTCTTCTTGAGCGTTCTGAGCGTCTCTAATTATTTCCGGATCTGGATTGTCAGCCATAATTGTATTCTAATATAATATAAATAGAAAGACCCGTAATTTATTTACGGGCTTTCGTAGAATAGTTAGGCTTAGGTAAAGGAACCGAAGGGGACTTAGCTTTAGAACTTACTTTATCGTATTCCTCTTTTTCCTTATCGTAGTATTCCTTAATAGACCTAAAAGTAAAATTTCTTAACCAAATCGGCATGTTATATACCGTGTGGTAATCGTATCCTCCTTTACCGTGAAATACTATTTCATGGATCTGAGTAAAGAGTACTTTTCTATATTCCAGAGTCAGGCCAAAGAAAGGAAATACCGAAAGGTATCTTAACGCCTCCGACAGGGCCTCCATCGGGGTAGAACACAGCGTTAACGTCCGGTTGGACTTTATTTATATATTCTCTAAGAGCTCTACTATCTCTAGCTAAGAGATATTTGTCTACAAACTCATTAATTTTCTTTTTTGAATTATCTCCATCTACCGATGTAATTATAAACTTAAGTCTGGTAGATAATTCAGGAATATGGTCTTTATCTATCTTCTTGTATCCTTCAAGTTCAGCTTCAATAGCTTTTTCATCTTTGTTATCTAATAACTTAAAGGTAACTTTAACGTTAGAAGTAGGTAAAGTAAAGTCAAACTCATTTTTACCTTTAGTAAATAAGGTTTCATCAATAGGCTTAGACTCTATAGTTGTCAGATCGATGTTATACTTCTTTGATCCGTACTGAACTTCATAGTCTTTTCCGTATCCTAAAATACGAGATGCTAAAAGAACAGCGTTTTTATCTCCAACTACTAATTCATCGTATTCTATATCCGATACTATAAGAGCTTTAAGAAGCCTATCAATAACAGTACCGTTAGCGATATAGTTTTGGTTGGTTAAAATATCTTCTTCCCTGGCTGTCATATACTTCATTTCAACCTTACCGGATGAAAGAGCAGAGTCCTCGGGGTAGACTAGTCCTTTTGACGGAAGCTCTACGACTTCGGTCGGAAAATCAAAACTTTTTTCCATAACTATAAATTTAAATTATTTCTTTTTCTTTTCTGCGTACTTTTTATCGTATTCTTTGATTAATCTCTCCTCCATCTTACGAAGCTCTTTAATATAACGTCTCATCTCTCTTAGTTTTGAAGCACTAATAAAGTCCTTAACGTTAGCATCTTCTTCTAAAGATGTAAGTTTACCTTCAATAGCTGCGACGGCTTCTTTAACTTTAGCCATCTTAAGCTCGTGAGCCGATTTATCTACTTGCTTATTGATGTGGCCCATAACCTCATCAACTGTAGAAAACTTTAAATACTCCTGTACATCTACTTCTACAGCTTCTTCTTCTGCTACTTCATCTTCTCCTACGAATCCGTAATCTTCTTCTTCTGCCTGTAGATCTTCTTCCATTTCAAACTCTTCTACTGAAAGTTCCTCTTCCGAGATACCTTCGTTAATCATCTGTGATGTTTTAGTGAGTTTGTTTTCTGCTAAAAATTTTCTTAAGTCGAAATTCATGATTGTTATATTAGTAATTTAATACGCAATAATCAACTGCTAGTGTCATTGTAAGGTCGACTACTTCTGAGTTAGACCAGTCAAATGCACCGAAGTTTGCATTTACTATAAAAGCTCCTTTAAGAATCCATTCACCTACTACGTCACCAACTGGACCTAAGATGTTAAGGACAACATCTTTTTTGTAGAAGTCTGAATATCCTGCACGGCCGGTTACTGACTCATAAGATAGACGAGCCCAATCCATTACTGCCTGTGCACCGGAAGGAGAGATTGGATCATATAATGTAAAGTCCATATTTCCCCATTCTCTCTTGCCTCTAATCTTACGGTACGTATTGATGTGATGTAGAACTACTTCTGCATCCGTAAAGTTAGGAGCGTTAGCTACTTTCACCATAAAGGACGGAATGTCGTCGAAGTACATTACAAATCTGTTTTGTACCTTAGGTTCAAAGGCTGTAAAGAGAATCTCGCTTGTGTCAAGTACTGCCATCTTTTTCTTTTGTTATAAATATCGGGTGTAAGAATTATGCTACGAATGTTGCTCCCGTAGGCTCAATCGTAAAGTCTAGAACTACGAATTCAGCTGTCTTAGCTGGCTGAATAAAGATCTGACCTACTAACTGATTACGGTCGATAACATCATTTGTGTTATTTGTTTCATCCATAACAACTCTAAAAGCAAAGAGTCCTTGACGCTGCACTACCGATTCCATGTAAGGGTTAACCGTAGCAAGGAATCTGTTACGTGTAGCAATTGTATTCTGCTCGAAGACCAATGTCTTAGCAACATCCGAGAAGAATTTCTTAAGTTCAATTAAGAGACGTCTTACGTTAACTCTATCTAGTGCAGAAGCTTTTGTTTGAAGTGTCTTCTGACCAAACACTGCTACTCCTGTTCCAGGGAAAGTAGCGATTGGGTTAACTTTACCGTCGTAAAGATCATCACGCTGAGCCTTAGTTACTTTACGCTCTGCTTGAAGTACTCCAGGAATTCCTCCTCTAACAAGGCCTGCTGGTGCAAACCAAGGTGCCGAAGAACGATCTGTGAATGCATATACTCCAGGAATTACTGTACCGGCAGGAACGAATACGTTTTTACCTGTCTCAGATCCTACCTGAAGCCATGGCCAGTAAGAAGCACCGTAAGATGTATTAAGCTCTCCTGCTTCTGCTGTTACTGTAGAAACTGATGTAGTTCCGTAGTTTACTAGATCAACTACTGCAATCGCATCTCCTCTTGTCTCTACCATCGAGATAAGACTGTTAACTGTAGTATTATCGTTAGCGTAGATAACGCCTGGGGCAGCTATTACGTTAAAGAGATACTCATCTGTATTAGAAAGAAGATTGATTACGTCTGTATAGTTGTCTGATACGAGACCCTGTGTATTTCCGCTTGCAATATCGGTAAAGTAATTAGCTCCTCCAATGGCGATATCTCCTGTTGCTCCGTAGAATGAACCCGATTCAGCTATCGGAAGAGATCCTGAAAGGGATGTTCCGTCCGAACCGTTATTTACTGTAATACCGTCCGTAGCAAAGTAGTTTGAAAGAGCATTAACAGATGCTACTCTAATGTACCTAGATCTGTTTGCGTAAGATCCAGTATACTCTAAATAAATGTCCGTACCAGATCCTGCTTTAGTAAGTCTTTGATCACCGATTACTGCAGAGATATAATTTTGAGATTCTGGATCTAAGGAAAGGTTATTCCATGTTTCTAGAACAATTTTGTTCTTTAAGTTATCATCTCCTCTGCGAACAAGAAGCGTAAATGTACCCTTAGCTCCGTCAACGTTAGAAACTTCCCATCTTAGGTTATCAACAGAACCAGTTGCCAGGGAAGAATCACTATTCTGCTTTCCTGCATCATCAACTCCTGTTGACGTATTATATAGAGCACCTTTACCTAAAGTTTCGATCGTAAACGGCTGAACACTGCCGTTGTCAGATGCACTTACGTGAGTAGACGTTGCAGCTGTAAATGAGCCGGATACTACACGGGTAATAAGTGCTGTG